TGCACAACCTGCCCCCCGCGATGTGGTGCGGCTGGGGTGCCGCAGCGGAAAGGAAGCGGGCGCACATGCACACGCGCTACTCTCGCGCACGCGCACCCGCTGCTTACGCGCGCGCGTATGCGAACCACACCCCCCGGGGGTCACATGACATACATAGCCCCAAAAAATATACGACGAATTTTCAGTTGTTAAGTTTGGGAAGGCGCAACGATACGATGCTTACTAGCATCTGGGCTGATATGGGACAGTTCAATAGAAACAATGTGGTACGTGAGGTGTTCAATTGGGTGTCCAACTATCTGGATGTCCCAAGCAAGCACTACGGCGGCAACAAGCCCTGCCCATTTGCTGCGGCAGCACTAGACAAACAACAAGTCAGGATAGTGATCGGCGGTCTATCGACTGTCGTTCACGAGGCCAGCGTATGGGATGACAAGTACCGGCTGGTGCTGGTGGCCTTTGAGCCAGATTACGAAGGCAATCTGACAGAGTTGTGTGCTGCGATCAACAAGCGGCTGGCTGGGGATGACTTGGTAGCCATTGCGTTTGAGCCGGGGGAGCATGAACCAGAAGATCCAGACCTTGATCCGGCACAGTGGGGCGAGGTCATTGACGAGGCCTACCCCATGGTTCTGCTGCAAAGATTGTCAGAGGTCAACCGCTACTCCCGACTATTAGAAAGGCAGGGTTACTACGTAAACTGCTCTGCTGACTTCATGAAGTATGTAAACGAAAGAAGGTGTCCCCATGCGAGGATCGAAGAAGACCAACGGCAAGAAGAAGGCTCCAGCCAAGAAAGTGGCTAAGAAGATGCCAGCAGGCCTCAAGAAGGCCATGATGAAGAAAAAGAAGAAGTAATGTCGGCAGCGCCCGATTCTAAGGGCGGTCTGGGTCTCTTCGGTATTGACGATGAGACTCAGGCCGCCATGGCCCAAGCGCTTGCTGAAGCAGCACAGCGCCAGAACCGCAGTGGCCCCTCTATTGGCGCAGCCCCTAAACTGACCGAGGCAGAAGAGCGGTCGATGAGGAGTCGCATTGAAGCCGCTAGATTGGCGCGACAACACCGTGAGGCTTATCTAAAGTACACTGACCCAACGACCCAGCGCCTTAGCGGTGGCCTGTTGTCTGCTTTCATGTTTGGGCCTACTGGTAGCGGAGCCGCACGAGCCTCCGTTCCTGTTGTTAAGTCAGTGATCGCTGGGGGGTCAAAAGTTGTCGGAAGCACGGCTAAAGTCTATGGGGGCACGATGAGAGGGATCGGTGCGGCTGGCAAGGCTGTAACTACGAAAGCCGATGATGTCATTGAGGCTACAACCAAAATGGGTCGGCCTTTGGCACGGGCTGAAGCATATGGCAGAAGAGCCATCGACCCCAAAATTGGCGGCAGAGCGTTGAGCGAACGACTGCCGTACTACGAACTGCCTCACGAAAGTGGCGCTGCTTTGTTGTCACAAATAGCCTTGGGGACGCGCCGCCCATACTTGGGTGTTCTGGCAAGGGGTTTGCAGGCCACAGGACTCACGGTTGGAGTAGATGCTTTGGGCAACTTGAGCATAGTTTCTGACGCCCTGAAAAACGTGGGCGGTGTGAGCAGCAGAGCCAGAGGGGCAATTCGCAAGGGCGCGGCTGGCGCTATTGAATACGTTGCTGAAGAGGCTGCCGAGTTCATTGGCCCCAAATCCGAAGATTTCTACAATGGCAAATAAACCAACTAACCCAAAACTGTACGCTCAGGTCAAAGCAGCAGCCAAGCGCAAGTTTAAGGTGTACCCATCTGCTTATGCCAATGGCTGGCTAGTCCGCGAATACAAGAAGCGTGGCGGCGGCTACCGCAAGGCTTGATATGGCAAAGATGGCTAATACTGGTGGTGGCCTGAAGCAATGGTTCGGTCAGAACAAAGGCAAGGGCTGGGTCGATTGTAAGACTGGCAAGCCTTGTGGTCGCAAGTCTGCCAAGGGTGGCAGCAAGCGTCCATACCCTGCATGCCGTCCCACCATGGCCCAATGCACCAGTGCAGCCAAGAAGAAGACTGGCCCGGGCAGAATCAGTTGGAAGAAGGCAACCAAGACGGCAGCAAGTAGAAAATGACTTGCCCCGTATGCGAGAAACGAGCAGTACAAGAGCAAAAGGCCGCCAGCGACTGCAAGCAGGAAGTCAAGCAACTTGAAGCCAAGTCTGCTCGATTAACGATCGTCTTGACTGTTCTTAGCACGCTTGTTGGTAAAGAACTCTTGGACGAAGCGCTCACTCTCACGGATTCGATTACGTCGCTTAGTGCAGCACCAGCGGTTGAAGAGCAGCCAGTTCAGGCAAAGGCACCAGAGGGCAGCAAGGCCGATACAAAGAAAAGCCCAAAACGTGATTTGGTCGTTAGTCATGATGTGCCCAGCCTAACAGGTTTGCCAGACTTTTTAGCAAGCGTGCCACCTTTGACACCCCGCCTGTACACTGCAAGCGCACACACTGTACCCCTCGGGTTGCGGTTTGAAGATCAGGTTGTTGTTCCTGACTCCGTAGCCCCTTTTTATTTGACGGCTTTTCTGAGGCCTTGGAAAGCGAGAAAACGAAATGATTAAACGCGAAGGTAAGCCACCAATGTTTGTGCTGTACTCCAAAGACGGCTCACGCAAACTTGGTTCTTTCAAGACGCGCAAGGAAGCCGAGATGCGTGAGAAGCGCGTCATGGCTGTGAAGCAACTCAAAAAGTGAACGTCGAAACAAAAGAACGGCTGGTAGCCGCTGGTACTTGGGAGCGTTATTCACGCCTTAAAGTCAAGTACATCAACGAAGGTATGGCTACCAAGGTGGCAGAGCAGAAGGCTTTGATGGAAGTCGAACGCCCCCACCCAGCCTCTGGCGACCCATATCGGCGGTTGTTGCTTGCTGCTCCCGCAGGCAACTGTTCAGAGCGCGAGGCAGCGCAGTTCGTATTTGAACACGCTGCCTCCGCTCCCGCTGATATCAGTGATTCGGCTGTACCCAGCCGTGGCGCTGTTGGTTTGCTGAAGTGGGTGCAGGCATCGCCCGCCAATGCTTCCAGTTTTTACGCTGGCATCTGGCCCAAACTTATGCCAACCAAGTCACAACTCGATGCAGAAGCACGCTATTCCGATGATGGCAATAGGTCAATAGATCTTCTTGACCGTCTGGAGCAGATGCTTGGAGACGACGAGGACATGCAAGATTTGCCAGATGACGATGGCACTGGATCGGTTCGACAAGAATCGGAGCCATCGACGTTGGGAATGCAAGTCGTGCAGGGCAGCGATGCAGTTGCAGAGGAAGTATGGCCTGACGATTCAGGAGTACATGGAGATGTACGACCAGCAGTTGGGCCTAGACCCAATAACGCTGACGCCACTTGAAGAAGGCAAGATTTGCGTAGATCACTGTCACAAAACAGGACGGGTGCGGGGCTTGCTGTCTCGGTCCACAAATGCTGCTCTCGGGCAGTTGATGGACTCGCAGCATGTGATGTACCGTGCCATGCAGTGGTTGAGTCATGACAGTCCGTTTGGGAAGAAAAGTACCAACTGACCCTGTAGAGAACGTCAAGTTCCGCAGGGAGATTGCGAAAATGGCTGCTGCTAGCCCAGAGGTGCAAGCAGACCTGTGGGCGCTTTGCAACCGTGACATCTTTTTCTACATCAACGTGTTTGGCTACACGCTTGATCCACGGCTTGAACCGTCTATCAGACCGTTCATCCTTTACCCATTTCAAGTCGAGGCTATCCAAGAGATGTGCATGAGCATCGACAACGGCTATGACCTTGGTGTCGTAAAGTCGCGAGACATGGGCGCGTCGTGGCTTACCACAACTGTGTTTGCGTGGTACTGGCACTTCAAGCCAATGAAGTCTTTGCTGCTTGTAAGCCGTAAGGAAGGTTTGGTAGACTCGCCGGGCAACTCTGCATCGCTGTTTAGCAAGATTGACTTCTTCCTGAAGTATCTGCCGGGCTGGATGATGCCCAACTTTACCCGCACCAAACTAAGGCTGACGAATGAAGACAATGGGTCTGCAATTACTGGAGAGTCTACAACGGGTGATGTTGCCCGTGGAGATAGAAAAACGTGTATTGCTCTTGATGAGTTTGCTTCTGTAGACAACTCGGAAGCAGTGCTTGCTGCAACCGCAGATGCGTCAAACACGCGGTGGTTTGTCAGCACCCCCAAAGGCACTGGCAACTCGTTCTACGACATCTGCCACTCGGGTCGCACAAAGATTTTGAAGTTTCACTGGACCCAAGATCCTCGTAAGAACATGGGTATGGTCAAAGACGAAGAGGGCAACTGGACCAGCCCGTGGTACGA